TCGTAAGTTTCTATTTGGCTTTTTAAATCTCTTTTATAGGCTAAAATTTCGCTTAGGCTCATTTGCTTGTCGATGTATCTGTCAAGTCCGAACGTAGGACGCAGTGTTTTGGTAAATTTAGAAGTTTTCATGATGCGAGATATATTTTCATTTATTGAGATCTGATACATTTTTAACCTTTTGGCTGTATCATATCAAAGGCGTTTAGGTATTTTATACAAGGGATTTTAGCGTGGCAAAGACGTTCCACCGTCGGTATCGTTATGCGTGTGCCCGGTTAGATCCCCGCGTGCGTCGGTGATATTTCCGCTTACTTTTAAATCGCCTTGTATCGCTACGTCACCTTGAAATAAAATCGAGGGGCTTTTGATGGTTGCATTTTCGGATATAACTATATTTATAGCTTTAGCGTTTAAAATTTCAAGCGTGGAATTTGACGTATCATAACTGATTATGGTTCCATCCTCGTATTCGGTCACTTCTTTGGTTTGGCTTACGCCGCTCGGCTCCTTACAGCCCTTATTAAAAATGGCTCCTTGGGCATATTTTATACCTCCGTTCGGCAGTTCGCAAACGATCGCCTGCTCGCCTATGCGCGGCGGCGAAAATGAGCGTTTAAAGGAGTTTGCTTGCTGCTTATATGGAATAAGTTTCGTGACGACACCGAGGTAATTTACCCTAACTAGGCTTTTATCCGAGCTTACTTCGCAGATTGTTCCGATGTATTGCATCAATAACTCCACATCCGGCTGTGATAGACGAAGCTTAGCTTTAGCTCCATCAAAACGTAATCTTTATCTAAAATTTCAATGCTTGCGCGATTTATCGCATCTAAGGATTTGAAATTGAACTCGCCTGAAAAATCTTTAAGACTTTGCAATACTTCTGCGGTTAAGGCATCACTTTTTTCATAAGTCGTAGTGATTAGATTCAGGCTTACGCTCAGATTATGTCTAAGTCCTTCGAAATTTGCCGCCTCTACGTCGTCATTCGTATCTTTGATAACTATAAGAGGCAAGCTTTCTTTATCGAAAACATAAACTTCAAAAATTTCTATATTGTGGTTTAATTTGCTTAAATGCTCTTTTAGGTCTTTTATTATTTTTTCTCTCATCATATCTCTTTTAGAAAAATTCTTTTTAAAACCTGACTTTCAAATGTCGTTTTATATATTTCATAAATCACACCTAAAATTTCGATTTTATCTTTTAACTTTATATCCTCATTATTTTGGTAGGTAATAAGGGCGGTAATCTCTGTCCCTACCGCCCCGTCATCAAAAATCACTTTTGAGTTTTGATTGAAATGACATTTTCTTACGCTGCCGTCTTTTAGGACTTTCATACTGATGCAAAAGTCCTGATTTATGATAGCTTTTACATCGGCTTTAACCATGGCCAAATCTATCATTTATCTTTATTGCCTTTGGTTTGCTTATTGCCGGCGGTTTTGTTCGCTTTATCAGTAGCACTAGCGTCTTTTTGATCGTCCTCGTCTTTGGCCGCGGCATCTTTGATCTGTTTGTTTGTCTGACCTCTTAGGCGTTCTTGCTCCTCTTCGCTGATAGCCTGCAAGGCTCCGATAGTTTGCATCCTTTGGATAAAATTCCTATCCGTGCCATCCGGCAAGTCTATGATGTCGCCAGCTTTTTGGTATTTGTCGCCTATTTTTGTGTTGTATAAAACTCTAAATTTCATTTTTTAGCTCCTTTAAATTTTTGTGTGTTAATCTTAGTTGGTAACGACATTGGCGTCGTTACCATTAAAATTTATGCGCTAGTTTTCGAGATAGCAAAAGACTTCTCGCGTGCAAGCTTGGCGTCGATGTCATAAAATGCTTGTAGTAGCACGTTGCCACCCTCTTGCATCAAAGGCAAAACTTCAAGCGAGCCAAACGCTCCGATCCAGATGTCCTCGAAATTTCCAAAGATCACGTCCCCTGCTTTTAGGTTATTGTTTTTGAAATACGCGTATCCTTGAAGGTCGCTGTCGCCGGTGTCTATAAGCATGCGTTCAACGCTATTACCGCGCTTTGTAGCTCTTAGCTTGCTGATGTCCGTGCCGTTTAGGAAAAATTTGCTGTGTTCGGTATCAAGCCCAGCCGCGTCAAGGCTATCGCCAAATTTTAAGATACCTTCAAGCGTTGGCGTAGTCATAAAACCCGCGATACTTGGCACTCCGCTCGTTTCAAATAGCCCTTTTACGACGCCCTTGCCATAAAGCAGCGTTTGCTCTAGCTTCTTGCGGATCGCGTCTTTTAGCTTTTTATAGGCAAAGCTTTCAAGCTCGAATGCGTTCATATTTAGCATCGTTCTTGTGATAACGATGTTCGCGTTTAGCGTATGCGGGCTTAGTTGGATAGCATCGAAGCTTAAATTTTCAGCGTCACGGCGTTTACCCTCCTCGACGAAGTCAGCCGTGATGCTTGACGTATCACGCGGTATAGTGAGATTTGCGCTTAGATTTGGTAACCACGTGCAAAAATTTAAAAGTTTGCTATCTTGTTTAAGTTGTTCGATCAGTAGATCGCCGCGATACTCCCTATTTACCGCGTCACTTGCCGTGCCCGTGCTTGTAATGTTATCGGCAAAATTTGCGATAAAACTATCAGGCAAGGTAAATCGCCCGATCTCGCGCCCTTTAAATTCAAGCTCGCGGCTTAGGTCGATATTTCTATCGACTGCCGATTTGATGATGTTTGCGAAACTAAATTCGCCGTCATCTTGCCTGCCTTTGGCTTTTATATTTACGGTCTCAAATTTGCTCTGTGCGTTAAGCTTTGCCATGTCTTTGCTAAATTCGGCGTAACTTTTACCCGCGGCGATGGCTTCTAAACCCTCTTTGTCGCGCCCTAAAATTTGAGCTAGTTCGATGATATTTTTTTGTTCCGCTTTTTGCATCACGATTTGCTCCTCTTGCTTTTTGAGCTCGTTTTGCTCGCTTCGCTTAGAAACCTCGGCGAAGCCGCCGCGTTGCTGGTTTTGTTCTGCGCCTTGTTGCGCTAGCCCTGTGTTCTTGTCGTTTTCTGGCATTTGTTCTCCTTTTAAATTTGGTTTATTGAATTTTGAAATTTTTGCATTCGGGTCTGCTCCTTGCCAAACCGGGGATAGCTCCACGATTTCGCCCTCATAGATTTGATAATGATCTACTCCTTCGATCTTATCCATCTCCTTTACTTTATAATCCCCAAAGCCAACGCTTACCGAATCGCTTAGCCCGGCTTTATATTTAGCGTAGGCTTCTTTTGAGCTGGCGACCTCATCGCTAAATTCGACCTTGACCTTAAAATCTCCGTTTTGGAATTTTTGGTCTGTGATTTTACCGATCGCGTTTGCGAAGGTCGGCTCGTGGTCGAGATATAGGGTTTTAGCGTTAAATTTAACGCCACTCGTATCTACGCTCAAATAATACTCATCGCCCCAAAACGTGGCGCGCTTATGCAGATTATTTTTGCTAAGCGCGATAAAGCTTATAGTTTTGTGCTCATCGTCAAACGCGGCATCTTTACCAAACGTTACGCTGAAATTCTTGATATCATCTAGTATTTTTTTATCCATTTTTGCCCCTTTTGATTTTTTCTATCTCTTGCAATTTCTGCACGATCTGCTTTTCTTTTTCAAGTTCGTCGATATAGGTGTCATATTCGATGCCTTTTTCCCTTAAAACCTCGATGCGCGTTTTAAAGCCTGCTTCGATAGCTTTGGCGTTTGCTACTACTTCTTTGCTCGGATCTATATACTCCCAACCTTGCGGTTTAAACGAAAAATGACGTAGCACGAGATCGTAATCTCTCACGCTTATGCGGTTATTTAGTAGCTCGATAAGTAGCCACTCTTTAAAGATAGCATTATGAAATTTACGGCGTAAAAAATTTTGAATTCGTCTAAATCCGCGTCTTTCGCTTGTCGTGCCTTGGCGTATGGAGCTATAATTTACTTCGCGCAGATCACCTGTAAGGGTCGCATAGCTAACGCCCAAAGATCGCGCCACTTCTTGATTCGTGCTTTTTAAATAAAACTCGATATTCGTAGGATTGTGCGGGTCGATGAATTGCGGAGTTATACCCTCGTCCAAAAATCTCATCTTGCCAACCTCTACGCTTTCGGGTAGCTCGGGGGCTTTATTTTCTATGAGCTCGCCCGTATCGTCGTCAAATTCCGCTCCTACTCCGACTATCGCGCCTTCGTCCTTCCTAAGATAAAAGCCCGTCATTTCGCTGCCTAAACGAGCGCGATTGAGTTCGGCTTTTTTGAATTTATCTTTTTGATGCATGTCAAATATCGCCGTTGCAAGCTTTGAATTGCCGCGCACTTGCTTAGCGATGAGCGGCTTTCTTATGTGGATGATGTCTTTTGCCTCTATCACTAAGCGAGTATAATCGTCTTTTTTTATGTAGTATTTTGTCGGTGTTAAGGAATACTTTCCGGCTCTTTTTATGCCGCATTTTATAAACCCACTCTCGTCCGTGTAGTCGTTATCTATCTCTTCTGCGTCTATCAGTTCTATTTTTAGATCATTTGCACTGCGAATAAGTCTGATAAACGCTTCACCATCACGATAAAGGGCGTTTAAGACTAACTCTTCGTAATCTTCGAAGTCATAAACGCCGTACAGGCAGCACTCGTTTTCCCACTCGGAAAACGCCGTTTG